CATCCTTCGCGAGGCGCAGGACATCACGCAGGGCGTCTCGGCCAACGGCCAGAACGCGGTGGCGAACACCCGCCGCGCCGTGCTGCTCGGCGCGCAGGCGGCCACCATCGCCTACGGCAAGGCCGGTGGTTCCGAGCAGTACCGCTGGAACGAGGAGCTGCTCGACCACAAGCGCAACCTCGAGGTCTCGGCCTGGGCGATCTGGGGTCTGAAGAAGACGACCTACAACGGCGACGACTTCGGCACCGTCGTCATTCCGACCTACGCCAAGCCGGCCGACGCCTAAGCGGCCCTCCCCGCCTGAATGAACCTCGCGCGGGGCCTCGGCTCCGCGCGCCTCTTCCGTTCTGATCTGAGAGAGGGCCCACCATGGCCACCAACGTCCCCCCGGTGAACCCGGCTGCCCGCGAGTACCGCGAGCAGGAAGTCCACTACGTCCGCCGCTCCGTCACCTTCGTGAACGGCTCCTTCGTGATGCCGGCCTCCCTGCCGGAGGGCGCGCTCATCACCGCGACCCTCGTCCTCGTCACCACCGCGTTCTCGGACGGCGCCTCGCTCGTCGTCGGCTCGGCCCCGGGCGGCAACGACATCGTGGCCGCGGCCGACTCCGCCGTGACTGCGGCGGGTGCCAAGCGTCCCGACACCGCCACCCTGAAGGGCCCGCTCGCGGCCGACACCACGCTCTACGGCACGATTGCGGGCGCTCCGGCCGCGGGCGCCGCGACGCTCGTGTTCTTCTACACCCCGAACAACGACGGCTGATGTCCGCCCTCGCGTGGCTGCATCTCGCAGCCGCCACGGTCCTGACGGCGGAGCCCAGCGCCCCGCCGTCGCCTCCTCCCGCGCCACAGCCGAGCGACGCCGATGCCGGACAATCAGGGCCGATCGACGCTCGCCGAGCTGATCGCGGAAATCGAGGACGACATCGAGCGAGCGGATCTGGGCGTACAGGTCGCGAAGGCGGTTGAGCGGGCCATCCGGCACTACCAGCCGGTCCGGTTCTTCTTCAACGAGCGCTCGCTGACGTTCCAGACGTTGCCGGGCACCGATCTCTACGGGCGCGGCGACCGGGACGAGATCCCGAACCTGCTGGCCATCGACAGCGCTGTGCTGATCGAGAACGAGCAGACCGCTGTCCTGCGGCGGATGCCTGAGACCGAGATCGAGCGTCTCGACGATCCGGCCGGCCCGGCGCGCCCTTGCGCCTTTTCCTACTTCGACCAGGGCATTCGGCTCTGGCCGGTGCCGTCGGGCGCGTGGACCGTCCGCCTGAAGGCGCACGTCCTGCTGCCGGCGCCCGCGTTCGACGAGGGCAACGCCTGGACCGACGAGGCCGGCTCGCTGATTGCCGCGTGGGCCAAGCGGCATCTCGCGCTCAACAGCCTGTCGAAGCCGTCCCTCGCACAGGCGCAGGCCCTTCTCGTCGCCGATGAGGAGCGCCGCCTTCGGGGCCGCTCCAACGTCATCGCGTCGTCCGGCCAGATCCAGGCCTCCTACCTCTGACCGGAGCCCGCCCGCATGGCCGATCCCATCACGGATTACCCGTCCCTCGTGGCGGCGGTGGAGGAGTATCTCGCCCGCGGCGATCTCCAGACCTACGCGCGCATCTTCATCCAGCAGGCCGAGGGGCGGTTCAACACCGACCTGAAGGTCGTGGACATGCACAAGTCCACCGGCCTGAAGGATCTCGCTGCAGGCGGCATCGACGTGCCCGGCGATTTTATTGATTGGGTCGCGGTCGAGTGGACGCCGCCCGCCGGCAGCCCGCAGCGGCCTCTCATGCTGCGTTACGTCGAGGCCGATTCCCCCGAGTTCCGCACCCGGCACCGCCCGAACGGCCCGGCGCAGTTCTACACCGTGCTCGCCGGCCGGGTGCGCGTCATGCCCGCCGCCGCCGGCAAGCTGGAGATGACCTATTACAGCCGCATCCCGGCCCTGACCGAAGCGGTGCCGAAGAACTGGCTCATCACCAAGGCGCCCGAGGTCTACCTCTACGGCACCCTCATGGAGGCGGCCCTTTTCCAGAAGGACGAGGAGAAGTCGGCGCAGTGGCTCGGGCTGGTGAAGGAGCGTCTCGGCGCGATCTTCGGCCAGGCCGATACCCAGAAGACCGCCGCCCGCACCGCGCGCCCGACGGTTGCCGCGGCCGAGACCATGGCGGCGCAGGCGGTCGGCTGACATGGCCGCGCCGCTGCCCCGCGTTCCGCTGGCGCCCTACGCGCCGGACGTGGCGTCAATCGACGCGTCGGTCTGCGCGGTCGCCCGCAACGTCATTCCCCGCGCCGACGGCTACGCGCCGTTGCCCGGGCCGGAGACGATCACGGATCCGCTGCCCGACCTGTGCCGCGGCGCTGTCACCGTGACGAGCCCGCTCTTCGGCGTGCCGATCTTCTTCGCCGGCACCGGTTCGCGGCTCTACCGCTCGAACGGCACGGGCGGCTGGACCGACGTCTCGAACCCGTCGCGGGCCTACGGGATGCCGGCCGACGATAGCTGGTCCTTCGCCCTGTACGGCTCGCTGCTGGTCGCGGTGCATCTCGGCGCCCCGCCGCAGGTCATCGACGTGGACAGCGGTGCCGCCTTCCGGGATCTCGGCGCGTCGAGCGGTTTCCCGCCGCCGCGAGCCCGCCACGTTGCCGTGGTGCGTGAATACCTCGTGCTCGGCGGTCTCGCCGACGACCGCGGTGCGGTGCAGTGGTCGGACATCGGCAATCCCGAGTCCTGGCCGCTCGGTCAGCAAAACGGCCACGACGGCGATATCCAGGCCTTCCCCGATGGTGGGGCGGTGACGGCCGTGGTCGGCGGTGAGTTCGGTCTCGTGCTGCAGGAGCGCACGGTTCGGCGGCTCGACGTCTCGGGTGGCGCAAGCGTCCTGTCGTTCTCGCTGCTCGAGGAGAACCGCGGCTCGGTCTCGCCCTCCGCCGCGGTCCGGGCCGGTCCCCGCGTGTTCTTCGTGGACCGCGACGGCTTCCACGCCTTCCCCTACGCCGGCAGCGCCTCGGTGCCGATCGGCGCCGAGCGGGTGAACCGCACCTTCCTCGATCGGGTGGACCCGAACCGGATCGGCGCGACGGTCGCCATCCGCGATGCCACCGGACCGCGGATCCTGTTCGCCTACCGCCTGAAGGGTGCGCCGACCTCCGATCCGAGCCTCCTCGGCGAGGCCCTGCTCTACGACTGGCTCCTCGACCGGTGGACGGGTCCGATCACGGTGACGCTGCGGGCCGGCCTTGCCGCGGCGACCCCGGCGGTGTCGATCGACTCGATTGCCGGCTCGGTCGATGACCCCGGCCAGCTCTCGTTCGACGATCCGAGCTATGCCGGCGGCGTTCCCGCGCTCGGCTACATCACCGCCGACAACCGCCTCGCCCTGCTGACCGGCGCCCCGCTGGAGGCCCTGATCGAGACGGCGGACATCATGCCGTTTCGGCCGGACCGCGCCTTCGTCCGTGGTGTCCGGCTCGACACGGATGCCGACGACTGGCGGATCGCCGTTGGCGGTCGTGAGACGCTGAAGCGCGCCGATCAGGTGGCCTACAAGCCGGAGACGGACCCGACGGTGGAGCGCTTCGCCCCCTGCCGGGTGTCGGCGCGCTACCACCGCGCCCGCATCCGGATCCCGGCCGGCACCGACTGGACCTATGCCGTCGGGGTCGAACCCGATGCAACGCGGGACGGCTCGCGATGAACCTGCCCCCTCCCGGCGAGACCAATCTCCTGCGCATCGTCGCGGCGCTGCGCGATATGGCGGAGGGGGCGACCAACGCCATCGCGCGCGATGACGCCGTGCTCGGCGCCGGTACGGCAACCCGCATCGAGTCCCGGCTCTGCGTGCCCGGCGCGCTGGTGACGTTCGCACCGCTCGACGCGGGCGCAGCCGCCGCCGGCATCTTCCTCCAGGAGGCGGCCCGCAATTTCTTCGTGCTCGGCCATGCGCCGGGCGGCGAGGGGCGCCGGGTCCGGTTCGAGGTTCGGAGACCGTGATCCGCTTCTACGCCGCCCCCATGGACGCGGTCGGGCTCCTCTGGCCCCTCGTCGAGGGGCACCTCCGTCGTGCCTGCCAGCGCGGCGTCGGTGACATCTCGACCGACACCCTGCGGGCCGAGTGCGAGGGTCACCGAGCCCGCCTCCTCCTGACCTGCGACGGTCCCCGCATCCTCGCCGCGGCGGTGGCCCGCTTCTGCCTCCAGGCCGACGGCTCTACCGCCTGCGAACTCGTCGCGGCCGGCGGCGGCTCTCTCGCCGCCTGGAAGCACGTCATCCCCGACTTCGAGGCGTGGGCCCGGTTCCACGGCGCCAAGAGCATCCGCCTCTGCGGCCGCCCGGGCTGGGAGCGCGTCTTCCTCGGCTATCGCCGCCGCCCCCTCGTCTCCCTCGTGAAGGATCTCTGACCATGCCCGGCGGCGGCGGCTCCAACACCACGACCCAGCAGCAGAGCCAGAAGACGGAGCCGTGGGCTCCGGCGGTCCCGGCGCTGAACGAGATCCTCGG